GATAAGATGAGCTATGACCAGAAGGCCGAGCTCTACAACCGTGACCGCGAAACGTGGAAGCGGCTCAAACACTAACATGAAAGGAACGTGAAATAATATGGCACTGATTATTCCCGAGGTTTTTGCCGATGCCGTGAACGCCAAGCTGGACGCTGCGCTGCGCATTGGCCGGGTAGCTTTCGACGCTACCCCTATTGTTTCTGAGGCGATGCAGTACGGTGATACCGTGCATTTCCCCAAGCTGAAGCGTGTCGTGACCGCTGCCGAGGTGACCAAGGGTACTCCCGTGACTCCCGCTGCGGTTGACATGACCGATATGAGCGCTCCCATCAAGCAGGTCGCTGGCTCCGCCCGCGTCTACGATGTGGAGGCTGCTCAGATTAAGGGCCGCGTGATGGACAGCATGGTGATTCAGGTCGCTGATGCTATGTCCAAGAAGATTGACGCCGACCTGGTGGCCGCTATGGATGCCGATGCTGTCTATAAACAGGTCACTGCTGCTGCCGATGCTATCACCGACACTGAGTTGATGGCTGGTCTTGGCTGCTTCGGCGACGATGTTGATACCGCCAGCTTTGCGGGTATCATCATCAACAGCCGCCTCCTGCCCTCCTTCCTGAAGATGGATGCTTTCACCAGCGTGGAGAAGACCTTCAACAAGGCTGAGCAGGCTAATGGCCTCATCGTAGACGGTGTTGTGGGTTACTTCATCGGCATCCCTGTCATTATGTGCAATAACGGCACCTATGACGAAACCGCCAAGGAGAGCAAGACCTACATCGTCAAGCGTGAGGCTCTGGGCTATGTTTTCCAGCGCAACATCAACATTGAGGAGGAGCGCGAGTCCAAGCTGCTTGCTACCGACATCATCGCTTCCAGCCTCTACGCTGTCAAGCTGCTGGACACTGATGGCGCTGTCGTGCTCCGCAAGACTGTCGCTTAATTTGCCAGATAACTCCTTTTGACCCTCCCGGATATTCCGGGGCGGGCGGGGTGAAATATCCCCGCCCGTATATTTTTGCTTAATTTTTATACACGAGGTGATTCAATGCTCAGTACAAACGAACTGAAAAACTACGCCTCTTTGCGAGGCTTATCTCTTCGGGATATCGAGGCTTACTGCGACCTGACCGCAGGGCATATCTCTCAGATTCTCAACGGTGAGCGCCCGCTTACCGAGGACAACCACCGGAAGATTGCGAACGCCATCAATGCCGCCTATGCAGCAAAACTGAATGGGACGTTTAGTCGTTCTTCGCTGGATGAAAACAAGAATGCCGTCAAGGACAGTGCTGGCGGCGATGGCACAAAGTCTGCTCCTAAAGGGCGGAAGACCCTTGCATCCAAGTAAGGGGGTGGACTGGTATGGCAAAGAAATCCGAACAATCTCTGATGCAAAAACTCCATGAAATGCTGCCAACACAAGTCAAGGTATACTACATCGTCTGGAAGTATGCGCCGCATATTCTCCCCAAGAAGGTTGATACCTTCGAGGAGCTGACCGCAGAATACAAAGGCTTTACAAAGGGCATGGACGAGGCACAGTGCGAGCGATGGCTTGCGGAGGAATCTGTGCAGACGGCAGTGAAGTATCTGCTGAAACGGATGCACGCTCAAAAGCTCGTTGAGCTTTATGAGATTTATTTTGACAAGGCCAAAGAAGATGTGCAAGCATTTCAGGCGTTCTCGAAGTTCAGTGAGAAATTCTTTGAGGACGATGGCGAGGATGAGCTTCGCGCCGTTCTAAAAGAAGTAAAACTGGATGACGCAGAATGATAGAGGGGAGGTGAGGTGCGAATTGACAGACGCGGAAAAACTACGGAGAGTCCTCGATGACCCCGTTCTTTTCATCCAGAATTTCATCAAAATCGTTGATAAGCGAGGGCGGCTTGTCAATTTCGTTCCAAACCCGCAACAGATGCGGCTGCTCACTGAGATGGACAAATTCAACGTAGTCTTGAAGTCCAGACAGTTGGGAATCAGTGTGTTGAGTTGTGCCTATTCTATCTGGCTTGCGATTCGTTTCCCCAATACGTCGTGTCTGCTGATGGCTCACAGTCTGGATGGTGCGGATGGTATCTTCACGAAGCTCAAACAGCTCTATGGTAGCATTCCAAAAGCAATTCGGCCAAGGCTTATCAACAATAACAGAAAAGAACTGAAGCTGGAGAATGGAAGTCGTATTACGGTTATCTCCTGCGGCACAAAAGAGTCTGTCCGTGGCAGCACACTGCGCTTTGTCCATGTGTCGGAAGCGGCGTTCTGCAATGAAAATATCGACAAACAGATTCTGGCCATTGAGCAATGCCTGACGCCGAACGGGCAGATTATTGTAGAGAGTACCGCGAATGGCTTTAACTTCTTTTCAGAGATGTACTCAAAGGCAGCACAGGGTGAAAGTATGTACAAGCCTTTCTTCTTCGGATGGGTTGATGACAAACTCATGTTTGCGGATGAATACAAGCAATTCGCAGAACGATATATCGCTTTGAATGGGGAGCTGCCTACTACTGATGAACTGGATGATGCTGAGCTTGCCCTGTATCATAGAGGGGCCACTATTGAGCAAATCGTGTGGCGAAGGCTGAAAATCTCCAACAGCTCTGAAACCCAGTTTGCGCAAGAATTTCCGTCTACGCCACACGAAGCATTCATCACCACTGGAGACAACGTCTTTGATAATCAGAAGGTTCAGGAAAGAATTGAGAATCTTTATGAAAAGACTGTCCCGATGCCAAGTACATTACCCGCTGTCTTAAAGCCTTGGTACAACCGGGGCTTTTCTCTTTGGGAAGAACCAGCGGATAATATCAAATATTTTATCGGAGTTGACAGTGCGGAGGGTCTTGGTGGCAGTTCCGACTATTCAGTTGTCGAGGTTGTTGACTGTGACGGATTCCAAGTTGCTGAGTTTCGGAGCAACAAAATCAAGCCGTTTGATTTTGTTGATATTGTCAGAGAACTTGGATACTGGTTCAACACGGCATACTTGGTCGTAGAGAAGGCATCTGCTGGACAGACGGTTTGTGACCGTCTTTATAACGATGCACAGTATCCGTTGATGCACAAGTATAAAGGCTGGGATGCGAGAGGAAGCGTCAAGCGTAAGCCTGGCTTTGAGACAACAAAGCAGAGCAAGCAACGTATTATTGACGATTTTGTAGAGCTACACACAAGAGACAAACTCCGTATAAACTCGGAGACACTGTTGCAGGAGATGAAGATGTTCGTCTACAAAGACGGTTCCGCCAAAGCAAGTAGCGGTTATCACGATGACACCGTCATGGCCATGGCGATGGCACTATTCGGCGCAAAGGAAAGCCCTGATTATATCGACTACAGATAATCAGCGCAGAACGGAGGACATATGAGTTTTTTCAAACGTGAAAATAAGCATGAAAACAAGTTCTGGTTTATGGACGAAATCCATAGGCCAGAGCAAGACCAACGGATTCGAGATGTATTTCGGATTCGTGAATACCTACTCAGGAAGCACGATATCTTAATGCGCCCTGATACAGAGTTCAAGGATGGAACGTTCACCACCAGCAAAATGGTTTTCCAAACAATCAAGTCTGTAGTTGAAGGACACACGTCCTATGTCGTGGGGCGACAGGTTTCCATCTCTGGTGAACCTGAAATCGTGGCTGATTTCAACCAGATTTACAAGAAAGGGCGCTATCCAAAGGTCGATTATGAGCTGGCCTCCGACCTTTATAAGTATGGAAATGCCTTTGAGTATGTGTTCTTGGATGGGGACACTATCCGCTCTCATGTAATTCCAAATGAGAGCGCATTCCCGGTCTACGATGACAACTACAACTACACAAGTTTTGTAGAACATTGGAAGGACTTGGATTTGGGAGGAGACGACCATTACATCGTTTACTATCCTGATAGGGTCGAAACATACTTAAACCGCAACCTCGTTGAAACCAGGCCAAATCTCACAGGCTTGCCTATTCACTACGTCAGCTTGGATAAAACGGATGTCTTCGGGAACGGATTGGTGGCCGACCTCATTCCTATTATGGACAGCATCGAGGAAATCATGTCTCAGTTGGACGATGCCGTAGTCCGTCTCTCTCTGAATCCTGTTGGTGTCGTGCAGGGCAAGCGCATTGATTCAAAGATTCCAAAAAGCATTGTGGGGCGTGTTCTCAATCTGGAAGATAAAAGTGAGAGCGACTTCAAATGGGCTGCGAGTGAGCTGGACAGTAACAGTGCAAAACTTCTGTTAGAGCACCTAATCCAGCAGTTCTATGCGGTGGCCTGCATTCCAGCATCTATGTACGGGCAGTCCAATATCTCCAACGTGTCTGAAGTCTCGTTGAAGTATCTGTTCAGCCAAACCGACAATAAGGCGCAAAAGACCATCCAGTCTCTGACAGACGGTATGTTCCAGCGGTTCGAGTATTTCAGAAAGCTCCAGGAGCTTCGTGTCATCCACAAGAAGTACACGGATGAGGCGTTTGACAGTCTCAACATCAACTTCAATGTGACACGTCCAGTGGACACCAATAGTCTGATGAAAGACCTGAAGATGCAGCAGGAAATGGACGCTATTTCCAAGCGTACCATCATTGAGCAGAGTCCGTATACTACCGATGTTGCGCTGGAGCTGGAGCGCATTAAAGCCGAGAAGGAGACAGGGCCTGCCGATGCTGATATGACAAAAGAAACAGGAGGAAACACAGGTGAATAGGACTGACAGAGTCAGTGCTTCTGATATGGAAGCACTTTGTGAGAAGTACAGTGTCAATAGGACCGCCACACTATCCGTTGGCGGTGGGGACAACAGATTTGAGTTCGCGGTAAAGCGTAGACTCAATGCCGCAGAGGTATCTGGCATCGTAGAAACCGTGTGTAACGGGGTCGTAGATGCTGAGACTGGCGCTTATCATCCAGAGTTCAAAGATTACTTTCTGCGTATGGCTGTGATTAAGACCTACACCAACATTGACCTCCCAGACAATGATAAGTGCTGGAATCTGGTGTATGGAACGCCGGTCTTCGCAAGGGTAGTGGGGCATGAAAATCGAACTGTCATTTTTGAGGGTCGGGATTATTATGACGGCGTGATTGACGTGGAGCAGTACGAGCAAATCCTGACCGCTATTGACCAGAAAATTGCGTATGCAATTACCCATAACCATGTAACGCAGAGTAAGCGTATTGATTCAAAGATTCCAAAAAGCATTGTGGGGCGTGTTCTCAATCTGGAAGATAAAAGTGGGGCAGGAGGGAAACTATGATTCGCATCAGAATCAACTACAATAACGAGTTTATAATTCCACTCTATTTGAATGCAGATAGTAGTTGCGAAGTAATTGATGTGACTGCCAATAACGACGGAGACCTTATCGTTGTGCTAAATGATGGGAGTTCGCACAATCTCGGGCAGCTCATTGGCAAGAGCGGGATTATCTATAAGCCGCATATTAAAAAGGACGAACACAATGTGTTCACGTTCACCGTTGATGACAAATCGTTGGACGACGAGCCAGCGTTAGTGTGTCGAATGGAGGCGCTGTAACGATGCAACTTTATGAGTTTTTCGATTACAAAAAGCAGCTCATCCATGACTTGCTGGCAAGTGAGCAGATAGTTTCTCTGCTAAGTGATGATGAGCAGCCTATTGCAGACCCGGAGGAACTCTTTCTCACCCGGCTGTATCCGTTCGAGTATGTACCCGAGGTTGTTACGCAGGGGCAGACCTTTATCTGCTGCGACGTTGATATCCAAAGCACAGTGAACAAAACATTCCTTACCCCCAATCTCTATATTTGGGTATTCACTCACAAGACAAAGATGATGTTGCCAGATGGAAGTGTGCGGACAGACAGGTTGTGCTCTGAAATTGCCAAGGTGCTCAACGGCAGTCGGTATTATGGCCTTGGAGAGCTTGAATTGTATTCCGTCAGACGGTTTACTCCAATCCAAGACTATCTTGGTAAAGTAATTACGTTCCAAACCAAGGATTTCAATCGTCTGTCTCCCAGCGCCAAACCTGTCCCATCCAATCGAAAGAACAGATAACAAACGTGCAGATAAGATTCTGTGCGTTTTAATAACAAAAACGGTTAGCTAATGCTAATCATGCAAAATGGAGGTTTTACCATGTTTAATGTCAATGATGTAACTATTACCAGCCTGGAGACTATCACTGCTTTTGATATTGCCACCGGCAACTTCAAGTTTGTGCTGGACGA